TCTCAGGAAGACATAGCCATGGTTCGAGCGGACGTAAACTTGGAGCGCATCGAGAAGATGGGTTCTGGTGGAAGAGGTGAGTAATGCCCATACGGAAAGTAAAAGGCGGCTGGACTTTTTCCAGCTCCGGGAAACCTGTGTACGATACACTTGCTGCGGCGAAGCGTTCTTACAAAGCGTATCTGGCGAGAAGAGCAAGTAAAACAAGGAAGGCGTGATGTTTCACGTGAAACAATATGGCTAAAGGTGTAGGTCATTATTTTTAGGACGGCAGTAAGCACACAGGAGGCACTCATAAAATGCCTAATGGTGATGTGCATTCTGGAGCAAAGCACACAAAACAGAGTAAAAAGCTTTATCATTATTCAGAGTTGCCTTCAGCGTCCGCTAGAAAAAAAGCAAGGAAAAAGGCGTGATGTTTCACGTAAAACAAAATGGCGATTGATTACAGAGGCGAAAAGTTCTCCGGGTACAATAAACCAAAGCGCACCCCTGGAAAGAACAAGAAATTTGCTGTATTGGCCAAAAAGGGTGATAAAGTAAAGCTTATACGGTTTGGTGATCCGAATATGTAGATTAAAAGTGGTAATCCAAAGAACCGTAAAAGTTTTATAGCCAGGCATAAATGCAAAACAGATACCCCTGACAAATTAACCGCAAGGTACTGGTCTTGCAAAAAATGGAGAGCGTAAATGTCTTTGGTTGAAAATATTAATAAACGCAAGAAGGCGGGGACATCCCGCTCTAAAAAGGACAGTACCGTGAGTCCTGAAGCCTATGCTGAAATGAAAGCTGGGTATAGAGATGGCGGCATGGCGGGGCAAATGTCTAAACAAATGGGTATATCCAAGAGAGAGGCTGGTGGTCTTATGGCAAAAGCTAAAAAAATGAACAAGGAACAGGGATACAATATGGGTGGCCCTGTTGATACGTTCCCAGGAATGGGCGCCTTCAAGTATGGCGGCGAGATGAACGTAAAGGTCAGGATGTACAACATTACATCCGGCGATGAAGACGTACCCATGGAATGGGGCCGTGAGCATCTGGACCGTGACTCAGAAGAGTTGATNAAGGGAACCCAANCCCANGTCCGTGGCCGTTATTTTAATAACAATAATGGTAAAGGAACCTTCTGATGCCTAAAAACGTAGAGTATACTAACAAGGCTGACGCGAATGAGTATGCTTCAGCCGAAGGTGGTCGTGTAAAAGGAAAAGATACAACTGGTGACGGGTTTGCGGATACCTGGACAGTTGTAGAGATACCTGAAGAAGGCGCTACTGAAGGACCCTCTTTAACCGACTTTGAAGAAGGAACCCCTGAGTATGAGCAACAGAAGAAATGGCTTGAGGACGTTGATTCTGGCGGTAAGCCTCCAGAAATGAACATGGGCGGTGCTTTTGTTGATGAACTGGGCTACAGGCACGGTGGAATGACTAATCCGAAGCGTGATCCTATCAAGTATGCCGCAGGTGGCGCTGTTCGAGGAAAACGATTTGTGGGTAATTTCTAATTGGCAGACCCGACAACTTTTGCATATTCCATCTTGAAAGCTCTTCAGGATCGTATAAAACTGACAGAAGAGGCCATCCTCCAGGGTGGCCCTAAAGATATGGAGTCCTACAAACAACTCGTAGGGGAACTTAAGGGCCTTGAGTTTGCTGAACAGGAAGTCAAGGAACTACTACATTCTTCGGAGGACGAATGACGAAAACGCTATTAGTACCTGATAAGTACGTCAATGAGAAAAAGAATAAAGCTGTAGCAGAGGCGTATGTAAAGGAAGAAGATCGCGTACTGGACATTTCCCGCTTGGATAAAGTGGCATTAAGTGAGAGATTACCGCAGCCTACGGGCTGGCGCATTCTTGTTATGCCCTGTATGGGCAAAGCTACCACAGACAGCGGGATACATATCCCGGATGCTGTGCGTGATCGTGAAGCGTTGGCAACGGTTGTTGCCTACGTTCTAAAAGTTGGACCTTTGGCTTACCAAGATCCGTCCAAGTTTGGGTCTGGGGAGCCTTGGTGCGAAGAAGGCCAGTGGATTTGTATTGGCCGTTATGCTGGCGCTCGATTTAAAATTGACGGCGGCGAAGTCCGTATTATCAATGACGATGAAGTGATTGCCACTATTTTGGAACCTGATGATATTAAACATGTCTAGAAAGAAGGAAGCAGCCATGGAAACCATGACATGCCAGAAGAAACTAAGATTGATATTGGGGATGCGGAAGAAGCCCCAGTAGATGTGAATTTGGGAGCGGAGCCAGAACCCGCACCAGCCTCTGAAGTTAAAGCAGAGGTAGCTCCACAAGAAGAGGAGCTTGAGGAATACAGTGCTGGCGTTAAGAAGCGCATTGGGGATTTGACCCATAAATGGCGTGAGGCAGAACGACAGCAGCAATCCGCAGTTCAGTTTGCAGAAAATGTCCGCCGTGAGAATGAGAGCCTTAAGACCAGACTTGATAATCTGGACAAGGGGTATCAGGAGGAGTTTGGGGAGCGTGTATCTTCCCAGTTAAACTCCGCAAAGAAACTTCTTAAGGAAGCTCATGAGAGCGGTGACGTAGACAAGATTGTGGACGCACAAGAAGCATTATCTAATCTTTCTCTTGAAAAAACCAAACTTGCCAGAGCGCAAAAGGAAGTTGCGGAGCAACCTCAACAACCAGTAGCGCAACCTCAACAACCANNAGCNCAACCTCAACAACCAACAGCACAACCAGACGCTAAAGCGCAATCCTGGGCTAGAAAAAAATGATTGGTTTGGTCAGGACGAAGTTATGACATACGCCGCTTTTGGCGTACATAGGCGGTTAATAGAGGATGAGGGGTTTGATCCCCAATCTGATGAGTACTATGCTGAAATTGACAAGAGAATGGCGTCTGAGTTTCCACAGAAACTTGGGACAAAAGACTCAGTCAAACGGGGGAAGCCGAAAGGTTGCGTCAGCCGAAGCTTCCGCATCCCGCAACAAAAGTGGACGGAAAACTGTGCGATTAACGCCCTCTCAAGTTGCAATTGCAAAGCGTCTTAATGTGCCGCTTGAAGAATACGCAAAATATGTAAAGTGAGGGATTAATCATGACCGAATTAGAGAACACATCTCGCCAAAAGTCTACCACTAGGACGCCTCGAAAAAACCAATCACGTGTCGCGGAGACACGCCGGGAACCTTGGAAGCCACCATCCATGTTGGATGCTCCCCCTGCACCTGACGGCTATAAGCACAGGTGGATAAGAGCAGAGGTCATGGGTTTTGATGACCGAAAAAACGTATCAGCCAGAACCCGTGAGGGATATGAACTGGTACGCGGTGAAGAGTACCCAGACTTTGATGCTCCTACCATTGATAATGGTAAACATGCGGGGATTATCGGAGTAGGCGGACTTCTTTTAGCAAGGATTCCTGTGGAGATCGTCGAGGAACGCAATAACCATTACCGGGGTATGACCCGCGATCAAATGACGGCTGTTGATAACGAGTTAGCTCGCGAACAACATCCAGCGATGCCGATTAATAAACCTGATCGGCAGTCTAAAGTAACTTTTGGAGGTCCCCAATCTGAAGGGGACTAGAAAACGGAAGGTAGAGTATGGCTAACAGTAATGGAAGCTTTGGTCTGCGCCCCCTAAGTAAAATGGGAAGCGCAACAAACTCCACGGGTTTGTCCAACTACTCGATGTACGAAATTGCGAATGGCAATACAGATAAGCTGTATCACGGCGAACCTGTAATTCCACTTTCCACTGGCTTTATCGGCGCTCCTGGCGCCGCTGCTGGCGGAACCGTGGGCCTTTTGGGCGTCTTTCAAGGTTGTAAGTACGTTGCGAGTACTACTGGGAAACCTACATGGAGTAACTACTGGCCCGGTTCCGGGGCAGACAGTAACCACCCGATTGAGGCATATGTAAACGATGATCCAATGCAATTGTATGTAATTGCAACGGATGCTTCGTGGACAAGCAAAGCAACGGCCCGTGCCGCAGTTTTTGCTAATGCTAACTTCTCAACCGCTATTACAGGAACAGACACTACGGGAGTATCGTTAGGTCGCCTTGCGATTAGTACGATTGCTACCACAGCTGCTCTGCAAATGAGAATAATGGGTTGGGTCGATGATCCAGAGAATGCTGATTTTTCAGCCGCTGGTATCGGGGCAATTGTTAGGTTGAATAACCACTTCAATAGCAACAATGGTGCTATTGCGGCTGGTACTCCTTCAACCACTGGCGTATAGGAGTATTGAGAAATGGCTATTAGTCGAGCGCAACTAGCGAAAGAGCTAGAGCCTGGCCTCAATGCCCTCTTTGGACTTGAGTACGCTAGGTACGATAATGAGGCTGGCGAGATATATGATACGGAATCTTCGGAACGTGCTTTCGAGGAAGAAATAATGCTCTCTGGCTTTGGAGCGGCCCCTGTTAAGTCAGAAGGAACTGCGGTTTCTTTTGATGATGCACAGGAAGCCTACACCGCAAGGTACACACATGAGACTATTGCTCTTGCTTTCTCCATTACGGAAGAAGCAATTGAAGATAATCTTTATGACCGCCTTGCTTCCCGTTACACAAAAGCTTTGGCACGTAGCATGGCCAACACCAAACAGGTGAAGGGCGCAGCTACCTTGAACAATGCTTTTGACAGCACCTATACAGGTGGTGACGGAAAAGAGCTTTGTGCAACGGATCACCCTCTTGTGAATGGTAATGACCTTCGCAATGAGCCAAGCACAGCGGCTGATCTAAACGAAACAAGTCTTGAGAACGGACTTATTGACATTGCTGCCTTTGTCGATGAGCGCGGACTTAAGGTTTCGGTTCGTGGAATGAAAATGATTGTTCCGCCAGCGTTGCAGTTTGTGGCGGATCGTCTTCTTGAATCCACTCTTCGCCCAGGTACGGCGGATAACGATGTTAATGCCACGCGGAACATGGGAATGTTGCCGCAAGGTTATGTCGTTAACCACTACCTAACGGATACGGATGCGTGGTTTATTAAGACGGATGCACCTAGAGGCTTCCTACATTTTGAAAGGATGCCTATGTCCACTAAAATGGAAGGTGATTTTGATACAGGAAATGTAAGGTTTAAGGCCCGTGAGCGTTATAGCTTTGGGTACTCTGACCCACGTACTGTATTTGGTTCTCCTGGTGCGTAACTACTGAAGTTGGGGGGGAGCTTGTCTCCCCCCTTTTTCTGGGAATCATAGCCCTAGCGACTGTCCCAGCAGACGCTTACGAAGACTCTAGGGCAAATCTCTCGTAAGGAGGTGTATCGTGTCACAGACAACTTTTAATGGCCCGGTTAGATCCGAAAATGGATTTAAGGTCATAAACGTCAATTCTACTACAGGAGCGGTTACTGAGACTTCTTCTATGGCCTCTACTGGTGTTGTCACCAACAAGTATATGAAACATGTTGGTTACGCCACAGGCGTTACTGTAAACACCACCGCTGGCGACAGCCCTGCTATTGGTGAGTTCACGCAACCAGCTAATACTATTATTACCGACATTAAGATTTTCTGTGCTACCGCTCCAACTATTGGAACGGGGGACATTGGTTATGAGGTTGGAACTTCTAGTTCTGGCGCACAGATTGTTGCGGCAATAACAGATGAAATTTTAGATGGTGGAACTACAGTAGTTGTAGGTAACGTAACGACTACAACTTTGGTTGTGCAAACTCAAAACGCAGCAACTGCTCCAGCTTCTGTCCAGTATGCTTCCGCAGAACGAACCATCTACTGCAATATTACAAATACGGTGGATGCAACCACGGCAGGTTCTTTCACCTTTATCATCGAGTACGTACAAATTGCGTAGGTAGGAGTTTATTATGGCTGATGCTGTAGCGGTCACAGAACTTAACGATGGAATACGAAATGCCGTGTTCTATTGTAC